GGCCCAATAGAGCTGTGCCGGTGCATGGCGTGGGCTATCGCCGAAAGTTCACGGCCAAAGGTGGTTGGCAAACCTATGTTTGCTGTGTCTAGGACACCGTGAACCCGTGTCACGCTAATGTTTGTCAAGTCCCTGTCCTGCGTCGGGCAGGGCAGGGACACCCCCCGAAGGAAAACCGACATGGGAATTTTTACAAGTAACAAAGTGAACAAGGCGCAGATATCGCCACAACCTGAACCGTCTGTGCAAGCAGCTGCGGTTGGTGGCGCCTATTACAGTTCACAAGTTGCAGGCCCAAACCTGATTGGTGACTGGTGGTCTTACCAGGCTGGCTTAATGCGTAACCGTGCAATGTCGGTTGCCGCTATCAGTCGAAGCCGTGACCTTATGGCCTCAGTTCTTGCCAACATGGAACTAAAAATGTGTACCGAAATTTGGAACGGTGAAGAAATGGAATCGGTGCCGTTGGCACCACGTTCCTGGCTAAAACAACTTGACCCCGAAATGCCTAACAACTTCCTATTTCCGTGGGTATTTGACGATCTTTTCTTCTTTGGCCGTTGTTTTCTTTACATCACAAGTCGCACAAAAGACGGTTACATGGCCAGCGCCACACGCTTGCCCCAGGGCAGTATTACGACGCCCGACCAAAACGGCCCAGTGTGGTTTGGTAAAAGCAAAGAAATCTATTTCAACGGTGGCGCCATAGACCCAGCTGACGTGGTGCAGATTTACAGCCCAACCCAAGGCATGATCTTCATGTCAGAGCAAACCATAGCAACAGCGTTAAAGCTTGAAGACGCCAGGTATCGAAACGCTAGTAGCGCCATTCCTGCAGGCGTACTTAAACAAACTGGTGGCGAACCGTTGTCAGCAATTGAACTGGCACAGTTGGCTGAAGCGTTCAACCAGGCACGGGCCAGCAATCAGACAGCTGCACTAAACGAATTTTTGACGTACACAGAAACAAACGCAACGCCTGACAAAATGCTGTTGATTGACGCCGCCGAATATCAGAGTAAGCAAATCGCTAATTTGTGCAATGTACCCCCGTATTTGTTGGGTATTTCAACAGGTAGTTACGCATACACAAATAGTGATTCTGCAAAAAGTGATCTTTGGACCTTTGGATTGTCAATGTATGCGAAGGCCATTACCTCAGCATTGAGTCAACAACTGCCCCGTGGAACCTATGTTAAATGGGACTACGAAGATTATCTAAAATCTGAAGGCACAGAAATGTACGAACCACAACAACAACCACAAGAAAACACACAAGAGGAATTAGCGTCATGATTCGTTTTACTTCAAACACATTTGCTGTCGAAGCTGCTGGCCCTGACGGTGAAGCACGCCGCACCATCACAGGAATTGCAGTTCCATACAACACTTTCGCCACTGTCAGCGACGGCACTACCGTGCAGTTTGCACCAGGCAGTTTGCCCATTGACGGTAAAGCACCACGCCTGTACATGTACCACGATTCCACCCAGCCTGTCGGTTTAGTTGCCGAACGTGTAGACAGCCCAGAAGCCATGTACTTCACAGCCAAAGTGTCAAACACCCGTGCCGGTGACGAAGCCCTAGTGCTAGCAGCTGACGGTGTGATCGACAGCGTTTCGGTTGGTGTCAACCCCACAGAATTTAAGTACGACGATGAAGGCAACATGACAATTTTGGCGGCTGACTGGGTTGAACTATCCCTTGTCCCCACGCCTGCTTTTGCTGGTGCTACGATCAGTCAAGTAGCGGCGGAAGCGCCACAAGTCGAAGAACCAAAGGAAGAACCCAAAATGGAAATTACCCCTGCAGTTGTTGAAGAAACCGTAGTGCCAACAGCACCGATTTTTGCCACAGCAAAGCGTGAACCACGTTTGCCTAACGCTTTTGAATTCATGGCCGCAATCCACAAGGGTGGAATTGAAGCCGCTAACGCCAACAAAGTTTGGGAAGACTACCGTGCCTACCACAAGTCGCCCATTGAAGCCGCCGCTGGCGATGTTGTGTCGAGCAATGTGGCTGGTATTGTTCCGCTTCCGTTGCTCGGCCCTGTCTTTGCGGATATTAACTACATCAGCCCCCTGTTGACAGCCGTCGGGACAAGGGCAATGCCTGGTGGCGGAAGCGGTTCCACGTTTATTCGCCCGACCTGGACAACCCACCCCACCGTTGCCGAACAGGCCGCACAGCTTGACGCCGTGTCAGCAACCACCAGCGTGATTGCCTCGAATACGGTCACCAAAAAGAGTTTCGCTGGTGCCACCACCCTTTCGTACCAGACCGTTGACTTCACCGATCCGGCGGCAATGGCCGTAATCATGCAAGACCTCGCAGGGCAATATCTCAGGGCGATTGACAATTTCGCTTGCGATAATTTGGTCACCGCAGCTTCTTCAGACGGTGTTTGGGACTTGACCGTTGCCGACTTGCTCAAGTCAATCTACGACTGCGCAGTCACCACCGTTGCCGCCACCAACTTCTTGCCAACCCATATCGCTGTCGACCCAGCAACCTGGGGCTTGATGATGCAGCTCACCGATGACCAGAAACGCCCGATCTTTGGTTACACGGGCGGTGGCCTCAATGCGTTCAACGCAATCGGTAACGGTGGCATTAACGCTTTCCAAAACGCCAACCCACTTGGCTTGCAAATCGTCGTTGACAACAACTTCGCCGCAAAGACAATGGTCATTTTCAACAGCAACGCCTACGAAATCTACCGCCAAGACCGTGGCCTGCTTTCGGTTGAAAACCCCAGCACCATTTCACGCACCATGAGCATGTTTGGTTACGCCGCAACCTTTGCCGCTAACTCAAGCATGATTCGCAAGATCACCCAGGCTTAGTCGAAAGGCGGTTAGCCGCCCATGGCTGTATACCAGGTCATATTTCACCAGCGTTTAGACGATTACGCTGTGGTTCAAACATTGACAGAACCTGAACTTAATTTGGGTTTGCCGTTCACGCTTGCAGGCTTAGGCCACGGTTTGAACGGCACACACAATGTTTACGCCATACCCGAATACCTGTTCACGGGCGTAACTAGTACTGGTGACCTGACATTCGATTACAACTATCCGATACCTAACCAGGTGTTGTTTTATGATGTAGGCGACGATCTTGACCGTACGGCCGCTATTCCACAAGGCACCCTGACTTACACCGAGACCTGCAGCTGGACCACAGGAAACCAAATAGCCACCTGGCTGGGCATTGCATTGGCTGGCGTAGATGAAACTGCTTTCTTAACTCAGTGTGCTAATAGCGCCAACAATTTTATTTTTCGCAGACGTCAGGAAAGCGGCTACACGGATTCTTTGACAACCGTGCCCAGTGCAGATGTCGAACTCGCCACGATAATGATGGGTGGCTCGATTTACAGACAACGTGGCGCCATTGACCAATTTGCAAGTTTTAGCGATATGGGTACAGCTGCAGTATCGGGCCTGTCGCCACTAATTAAACAGTTAGCCGGTATCCCACGGCCAGCGGTTGCCTGATGACTGTTTACACCGACCTGTTCAATGAAGCCATAGATGATTTGGCAACCACCCTTGCCACGATCACTGGCATGCGTGTGGTGTTTGACCCTGAGAAAATCAACCCACCTTGCGTGTTTATTGACGCCCCCAGTTTTGACGCCTTTAACTACAACATCGTTACCATGAATTTTTCGGTAAAAGTAGTAACACTAGGGCCAGGCAATTTGGACGGCTTACGCAACGTTTTAAGCATGTGTGCGCAGGTGCTAGCAAAGAATGTCGCCGTGAAATCTGGGCGCCCTGGCTATATCCCAATCGGCGGCCAAACTTTTGCCGCATATGACCTATCCATAGACGTACAAGCACAGACAGGTTGACCCATGAAATACACAATCATTAGCGAACGTATTGGCACAGTAGGCGCAGAGTTTGTGCCTGGTGCCGGTACAAACATTCAAGCGTTACTAGCTCACGGGTTTATCAAATCTGATGAACCAGCCAGCGACAGCCCAGCCCCAAAATCTGCTAAAACTAAAGCACACACAAAGAAGGATTAACCCATGGCAACTTCGACATACCTTTCAAACCCAGGCGTAATGGTCAACAGCGTTTCTTTGACCGACCAATGCACCAGCGCCACTGTCACGAACATGGCCGAAGCCCTTGAATCAACAGCGTTTGGTTCCACCAGCCGTGTGTTTGTTGCTGGTCTCTACAACCAAGAAATTACGCTTGATTTGTACATGAGTTATGCGGCCAGTGAAACCTATGCAACTCTTGCAGCTTTAGTTGGCACGACCACCACGGTCAAGGTTTCTAACACTGTTGCAGGGTTGACCACGGCTAGCGCCACAGAACCCCGTTTTGAATTAGTGGGGGCGTATCTTGAAAGCCTGCCCGTCATTAACGCAACCATGGGCGAACTCAGCACCATCAGCATTACCTTTAAGGGTGGCGTTTTGACCACCGTTGTTTCTTGATCTAGCAACCACAACAGCAAAGGCCCGACATGCAACTAACACTTAGAGTCGACCAGGGCGATGGCCCTGTAGAAGT